CAAGCACTAGGCCGGGAGGTCTAGTCTGGGGGCTCTTATGGGTGTTTGGAGTATAAGGCGTCAGGCATCGTTCTGCGCACCACTAGGCTCAAGGATCCCGCATGGAAGAACGCCTCCATCGAATTAGATATGCGGGGCACCAGCCGAACAATCACGGAATCGCAATGCTAACCCTCGAAGCATAGTCTACGGAGGGGTAGAGGAAACAGTATCAAGTAGAAGACGAAGACCACCCGACCTAGCAAGGGAGACCAGGTGATCATAGTATATGAGTGGCTTATCAGGCCGCCCAAAAGGACCCCGACGAAGGGGAGCAAAAGCCCCATTAATCAGCGTAGCAGCCTGAGACCTATAGAGAGGGGAAATCCCAGGATCAACCCCCTTAAAGAGAGAGTGGATGGAAACCCGGTCGTCACCCCCAACGGCGTCAGAGTCAGGATCAGAAAGGTAAATACCAGCCCACTTGGTGGAAAGGACAGAAGCCCAATAGTCCGTCCGGGCACGTATATAAGAACGAGGTATTTTCAAGGCCATAAAGGACTCGACACACTGGGTGAACTCAGTGCTAGCTACCCAGGACGAGTCGAACACGCGCCACTCGCCATAAGAGCCAGGAAGGCGATGCGACACATAGCGCCGCATCGTGTCAACATAAGCAAAAATGGAGGCCAAGAGCTCAACATACACAGATGAACCTGGAGGGGCAAGAACCCGAGCCGCAAGATAAGAAGCGTACTCGAAAGAGGGGGCCAGTGAACCCCCAGGGACAACTAGCTGAGCCCACAGGTCAGAGGGGCGTATGTCCGGGAAGCCGTTAAGAAGAATCGTCTTATAGAAGCTCGCGCACTGACTAGGATCACTCCCAGTCAAAACCCGAGGACCAAATCCTTCCTTTAACACCATCCCATGGCGAGCATGGACCCAAGAACGAACAGACTCCCAGTCAACATCGAGATGACGGGGGAAGCCCATGAGGAAGTCATCAGTACCGATTCGGAATACGACAGAAGAAATAGGGATATTATGGACCTTGAGATCGGGACAATTGTTAATGGTATCAACCCAAATCAACCAATTCACAATCGAACCGATAATCGAAGTCCAACAAGAACCGCTAGGAATTGCCTTGGAAACCATATACGTATAAGCCCCGGGAAAACAAATAAACTTGTGAAGTAAGGAAGTGACGAAGTAATTAAAGAAGCGGTCAATCCATCTTCCAGGAGGGAAACAAGCCCGGAGGACAGTAAACGCAGCAAGAATATGATCGCGAGAGACATTGGTG